CCTGGATGTCGGTGTAGTTCGAGCCGCTACCGGAGGGCTCAAGGAGGCGGAGAGGAGCGGCCGACGTGCCGCCACCGAGGACCGCCGACGTCTTGGCGTACAGCGTTCGCCAGGTGGCGGAGCTCGTGCCTACGTCGTAGGTGTTATCGGTCGTCGGGGTGAGGTGGCCGGTGAGCGTCGCACTCGTGAGCGTCATCACGCCGACGACCGTGAGGCCGGCGAGCGCGGTGAGGAGAGTGCTTACGACGTCGAGAGGTTTCCGGAATGGCATAGGCGTCTACGCTTTACGGCTCCCGTGCTTCACGTCGATCTTGATCGTCCCCGCGGAGACGCTCGAGAGGATGAAGCCGAGCCATTTGATGAGATCCGCGTTGAGACGGAGCTTGCGGACGCCCGTGTTCGCGGAGAACGCGATGCCGGTGCCACCGAGGATGCTCGAGCCGTCCACGTCGTCATCGCAAAGCTGCGTCGTCCATGCGTTCGTGTCGGCCGAGGTCGCGGCGAAGTCCGGCGCGGTTTCCTGGTCGGACGAGGCGACCTTGAGCGTGCCGGTGAAGCCGGCGGTGATGATGGTGATCTCCACGAGCTCGTCATCATCGACAAGCATCGGGTTCGATGCGCCGTTCGCGGAGCCGAACGGGGCTCCGGGCGTTCCGAACGTGACTCGTTCGATCGGTGATGCGGTGTTGTACATATTTCAGGCGTTAGCCTTAGAGGCATTGAATGATGACCGAGGAGAGGCGGTCGTTCCCTTGTCTCGGCTCCCCCGCGAGGAGGAACCGAGCAAGGGAGCGACTACGAACGGCGGAAGCGGAGCAAGACCGTCGAGCCGGTCACGGTATTCGCGAGAGTACCGGTGGCGGCGGCGCGGACGAGGAGCCGGTCGCCTTCCGCAACGACGAGGTTCGCGGCCGTCCCGTTCAGGGTCAGCGTGCGCTTCGTGTTGGCGGAAATGGCGGCTCCGGTCGTCGTCTTGGTCGTGTTCGCGTCCGTTGCGGCGAGCATCGCGGCCGAGCCGGCTCCGGCCTGGCCGAGGTTCGTGACGCTGAAGGTGATGTAGTTCGATCCGTGTTGCGCGAGGGCATCGATGCCGGAGAAGAGCGCGAGGTTCAGCACCCCGGCCTTCGGCGCGATGACATACGCATCGGTGTTGCCCGTCGTCGCGATCGTTCCGAGCGAGGCGATCACCGAATCTTCGGTGCTCGTCGGCTCGAATTGACATGACGTGAGCGTTCCGACGTTTCGATAGGTCACGCCGGTCGAGGTGTCGAGGAAGGTGCAACCGACTTGGTAGCCGGCGGAAGCGTCCGTCGGCTTGGTCGTGCCTTCCACCTTGAGCGGATGACCGTCGAGATCGCGCTCTTTCACGAGAACGCGAGTCCCGCCTACTGCCACCTCCTCCCCTGCGACGACGTGTGCGCCCTGGATTGGGTCTGCCATACGTTTTGGCAAGGTGAGTGAGTGAATCGTGAGCGCGGGGGTTTGACCGCCAGCCCCCGAAGGTCTAGCCCGGCCGGCTAGAGGGCGGTTCCAACGCTAGGCGTTAGAACGCATCCGCGCGGACGCGGACATCGACGAGCTCCTTCGTGCCATCGATGAACGTCTTTTTGCCAAAGAGGTTCCATTGCACGATGTTCGCGCCCGTCATGTTCGACACGTCCTTCACCTTGACGTTCGGCATCGCCTGGATGACGACATCGATCGCCTTCTTCTTGCCGAAGAGCTGGTGCTGGATGTCCTTCGCGGCGGTGAAGCCGTCGGTGGTATCCGTCAGCGTCTCGGAAGCCGTGTAGGTGCCTTGGCCGCGGACCTCGATCGAGGCCGTGTTCGCGGAGTTGTCGTTCGTGGCGGTCGCGTACTTGAGCAGTTCGTCGGAAGTGGCGGCCGCGAGCGCGACACCGTTCGCGGTGGTCGTGTCCGGCGCGTTGATGAGCGCGACGAGGTTCGCGCGAGCGACGTCGGCCGAGCCTCCGATCAAGACGTTGCCGGCCGTGGAGCCGAGCGTGGTCTTGAAGGTGAAGGTCGCGGTCGCCGCGCCAACGACGAGAACCACCGTGTCGCCATCCGTCGGAGTCGTCGCGAGGGCGAGCTCCTTCGTGCAAGCGAGGGCGTTGGACTCGTAGATCTCGAAGCCCATGTACTTGCCCATGTGGCCGTTCATGGAAGTCGAGTCACCGAGCGCGCTCTCCTTGTTGGCGAGCATGTCCTCGAGGATCTGGACGACCTCCGGCGAGAGGACGGCGAAGAGATCACCCGAAGAGACGACGACGTTCTGCTTGCGGAGCTTGCGCTTCGCGATCGTGAAGAGACGCTTGACGTTGCTCTCCGAGACGGTGACGCCCTGGCCGGACGTCCCGCCGAAGTCGGCCATGTCCACCGTGGAGGCGGCCTGGTCGTACTCCGCGAGGATCTCCCCGTCGATGTCGTTCGAGAGCCTCACGGCCGAGTCGTCGGCGTACTCGTTCCGGAGAGCGTAGTTCGCTTGGAGCTCGTCGAGGTCGTCGATGTAGAACGGGAGGATGCGGGATTCCTGCACGGTGAGCGTTTCCTCGGTTTCCGAGGGCGTTTGAGCCGTGAAGGTGCTGCCGCGGGTGTGCTTCTTCGTCACGAGGTCGGAGCGGTACGGGCGAGATACCGTGTCGCCCTTCTTAAGGGCGGCCTCCTGCTCGAACGAACAAATGGCGCGGAAGACATCGATCTTGTGATGCTTTCGAGCCATGCGTCGCGCCCAATACTTCGGAATCGAAGCGGCGTGTGACATGTTCGTAGTCGGTCAGTTGAATTATCGGCCCGGCCGACATCGAGCGTGTACGCCGGAGTCCGGCTTACGCCCGTTTGATCGGCTTGCCGTTGCGCCGAATCGTCGCCTTGGAACCTTTCGCCATACGTTCCGTCCAAGCGTCGAACTCCTCGTCGGAGAGTCCTTCTTGGAGCGCGGGATCTGCCGCGATCTCTTGGTCGGTGTACGTCGTTCCGGTGCTTCGGGCTCCGCCGCGGCTTCCCTCCGCCGTTTTCTTTTTCGGTTGGAGGGTGGGCTTGAGGTGCCTATGGAAGATCTCGTAGAGGGAGAGTCCGCCGTATTCCTCGGAGAAGGCCATTTCACGGAGCTCTTCTTCGTGCTCCTTGATCGCCTGGTCCTCTTTCGAGAGAGCCTTGAGCTCCTTTTGGAACCCCTGCTCTTGAACACGATCGTTGTCGTCCTCCTCGAGACGGGCGAGTTGACGCTTTTGCGCGTCGGTGAGGCCGGCTCCGGAGAGCTTCTTCGCGGTGAGCTCGACGATCTTCGAGAGGGATTCCTCCGGGATGCCGTGCTCGGCCGCGATAGCCGCTACTTCGTCGTCAACGTCCTCGCCCTTGCTTGCGGACTTTGATGCCGCCGCGAGGCGCGTCTCGTAGTCGGCTTTCGCCGCCGCGAGCTCCGTCGCCTGTCGAGACTTGAGGTTGTCGATCTTCTTCTTGTGCTTGGCGAGGGGGACAAACTTGGGTTTGCGCTCCTTGCCATCCTTGAGCTTCGGATCGTCCTCGTCGTCATCGTCGTCGGCATCGTCCTCTTCTTCCTCGTCCTCGTCGTCGCCATCCTCACCCTTTTGGCCGGCATCACCGGCTCCGGGTTTCTTGGCTGGCTTCTTCTTGGACTTCGCATCCTCATCCTCTTCGTCGTCCTCCTCGTCGCCGGCATCACCGGCTTCTTCGGAGTCGTCGCCGTCATCGGTGTCGGTATCCTTTTCCTCGTCGTCCTCATCGGAATCGTCGAGCTCGCCAGCTTCGCGCATTTCCTCGAGGATCTCGTCGGTTTCGGAATCGCCGCCGGTGGCGGAAGTCGCGTTTTTTCGTTGCGTGTTCTTCGACATAAGCGTTTGTGTCGGCCATGAGCCGATAGAGATTTGATCGGTTGACTCCGATGCGGTTTTACACGAGCCCCGCCAACGTGCGCCCGGCCGCGGCCGTCGATCATGGATCGACGAGCCGGCGGCGCGAGCGGGAGTGTGTCCGGGTTGTAAAGGAGCGGGTTGCGTCCGATTTCTACAGCGCGACCGCCTTGCGGCCCGGCTCCTTGCCGGCGAACATCACGGCGAGCTTCGCGAAGTCCTGGCCGTGCTCCGCCTCGGTGTAGCGGCGGATCTCCACGCCGGAGGCGTCCACGACGACGACCGTTTCGGCGTCCTTGAGATCTTTCGGGACGACGACCTTCGCCAGGTCGCGAGGGGCGTCGAACTTCGCCGGCGGTTTCGGAGGTTCCTTTTTGAGAACGAGCTTCGCCGGCGCGGCCGGCTTTTCGTCCACCTCGGGCTCTTCCTCCTCGTCCTCTTCTTCGTCCTCATCCTCGTCGGACTCGCCGGCGGCGGGTTCGCCGCGGAGGAGATCCTTGAGCTCCTCGAGCGAGGCTTCGGCGTTGTATTCGACGCCGCGCTCGTCGAGCATTGCGGCGACCTTCTCCGCGTCATCGAGCGCGTCGATGTCGGCCGCGGAGAGCTCCCCCGTCGCCTTCTTCGGCGGCTTACCCGTGCCTTTCGGCGGAGCCTTCTTCTCGTTCTTAGCGGAGGGCTTCTTCGATGCTGTGTTCTTTGCCATAGAGGCGTGATGTGAATCTTGGAATGAATAAGTGATGTTGAGCGGCCTTCTCCGGCCGGGTGCCTTACGCTTCGTCTTCCGAGTCGTCCTCGGACCCGGCCGAGACGGCGATGATGTCGAATCGCCCGGACACCTCGTTCGACTTCTTGCCGTCCTTCTCCGAGATCCTCTCGTCGCGGCCGGCCATGCGGACGCGCACCATGTACTCCTCCCCCTGTTTCCACGCCGCCACCTCGGGAACCTCGCGGGAGTTGAGGCTGAACGAGGGAAGCGTCTTCGGAGGCGAGGAGGGCTTACCCTTCTCGGGCAAGCACCCGAACGATTCCGGATAACGCTCCTCGTAGCTCTTCGGCTTGACCGTGCTCATCGCGTACCGCTCGCGTTTCGGCGTGAGCTTTTTCTTCTGTTCTGCCATAGGGGCTACTTCTTCTTTTTTGTTAGTTCATCGAGTGCCTTGCGGAACTTTTGGCGGGTTTGAGCCCGTGCCTCGGGGCTCACGTTCAGCTCTTTCGGGAACTTGGGGATCTTCGGCTTCGGAGCAAGGGTCTTCACTCCGCGACCGACCGCGCCGGCGACGGCTCCCAATGCCCCGACGCCGGCGGCGGTGCCGACGCCGCGCATGAGCTTCTCGGCAACCTCGTACCGGTTGCGGCGCGGCGTGAGCTTCTTGAGAAGTGGGCTGTTCTTTGCCATAGGCGTCTTACTCATCATCCCCGTCATCCGGGGCGGAATTATCTTCAACCGCGGCGGCGACCGCGACGGCCTGGACCGTCGCCTCCTCGAAGAAGTCGAGGAATTCCCGGTGATATTCCTTCTTGAGGAACACGATCGCGCGGTCTTTTTCCGAAAGGGCTTTGTCGGTTGTAAGGATCTCGTTCGCGGTCTTGATCGCCTCGAGCGACCGTTCGATGAGCATCTTGACGCCGGCGTTCTTCTTGAGATCGAGCTTCATCATCGACCGCTTGAGGGTCTTCCTCCACCCTTCGATCTTCTCGATGTCGCCGGCGTAGGCTCCCCCTTTGACGAACTTCTCGCGGAGCTCCGCGATCTGCTCGAGCGTTTTTTCTGCGTTCACTTCGGCCATAGGTCGGCGGTTACATCGGGCTTATGGCGGCGGTCGCCTTGGCGGATGCGGCTCGTGAACCCGGGAGGACGATCGGCTCGGCCGGCTCCCCCGGTATCTCCGCGCCGCGGCCTGGCGCGACCCCGCCCGGAAGCGGCTGATCTTGCGGGAGCCCGAGTTGAAGTGCGCCGCGCTTGGCGATGATGCTTCGGGCTTCGCGGATCGCGTTCTTCTTCGCGATCGGGAGGTGGAGCATCGCGTAGTCCATGAGCACCCGATACTTCTCCTCACCGACGTCGTTATCCCTGGCGTAGTCGAGGATCTTGCGGACGAACGCGGTCGTCGCGCCGCGGTTCTCCCGCGGCCGGTCGCCGGCGAGGATGTCCTCGATCGCCCGGGCCGCTTCGGAGAGGATGACCTTGTTGCCGTCGTTCTCGGTGTCCCGAGCCTGGCGGATCTCCTCCTCGGTAAAGCCGGCGGCGCGGAGGCGGTTCTCGAGAAGCCATGTCGGGGACACCTTTTGCCGGAGCGTCTCGTCCTGGCTGATGTCCTTGAGCGTGTCCTCCTTGCGGCGCGTCATCACCTCGTTCGCCTGTGCCTCGGCGTCGCCGCCCTCGACCGAGATCTCGAAGTCCTCCTCGTGCGTCTTGTGGAGCTCGCGGCGCGAGAGCTCCGTCCACTCGACGCCGCCCTCCCCGAGGTACTGCACCATCATCTTTTGCGGCATGTGCATCTTGAGCCCGTGGTAGTACCGGATGCCGAGTTGGGCGTGGGCCTCCGTATAGCTCTTGTTGTAAAGGCCGAGGCGATCCGCGACGTTCTGCATGTCCCCGAAGTAGACGCCGACCTTCGTATCCTTGTCGGAGACGCCTTGCGCCCCGGACGTGATGCCGGTCTTTTGACCCACGAACCCGTCCAAGAACTGCACGAGGTCGATCGTGCCGGTGATCTCCGGCGTCTCGAACGTGTAGATCCCCGAGGAGATCGCCCGGTTGCCGCCTTTCGTCGTGGCGATCACGAGGCCGTCCGGCCGGTACTCGAGTTGAGCGGGGTCCGGGAAGATCGACGGGTCGAACGCGCGTTGCGGCCTGTTCCGCGCCTGGCGGTTGTCGAGTGCCTGATTGAAAAGGATCTGCATCGCCTCCGCGACCGGCCGCATGTCGTCGCACGGGGCTTTGGAGAGGAAGTTGAAGGGATCCTCGTGCGTCGCCCATGACACCCACGGCGAAAGGTCGGAGCCGAAAACCTGCTCGAGGGGATCGACGCGCACCCATACGCCCGTCTCGAACTCATAGAAGGCGTAGTACCAGGCTCCGCGGTAGAGGAGCACCTTCTCGACCATGTTGAAGGTGCGGCCGTCCGTGACCTTCTCGGAGATCGTGCCGATGCCGAGCGTTTGGATGCGCTCTTGTTTCTTTTGAAAAGCCTCGTTGTTCTTCTTGTCCTTCTCCTCGGAGCCGGAGGCGATGAGCTTCGTGACCTGATCCGCGTCGTACCGGCCGTCCTCCACGCCCTCGAGGAGCTCGTACTCCGTCCGGAAAATGTTGATCTGCCCCTTGTACTTGTGATCGTCGAGGTCGCCGCCGCCGTCGATGTCGAAAATGAAGTCGTTGTAGTCCACGACCTCGAGAACGCTCCGGTACTTCGGAGAGCTCTCCGCGAAGATCTTGTAAATGCCGCGGCCGGAGAAGGCGGCGAGCTTCTTCGTCCCGCGGTCCTTCCGCGCCCACTTGCCGCGAATGGCCGACGAATCGACCTTGTGCGCCCCTTCGACCTTCGCCGCAAGTTGGAGTCCGCCGTCCTTCGTGTTCCGGAAGCGGAGCCGCGGCGGCTCGTCGATCTTCGCCATGAGCGTATCGACGAACCCGGACATGATCGGGAGCGGGACGTTGAAGCGTCCCTTGAGCGTCGGGCGGTCGTCCTTGCCGTTGTAAAGCTCCTCGTTCTTTTGGATGTCGCGGATGCGGTTGCGCCGGGCGTTGATGCACGCCCGGTCTTGCTTCACGGAGAGCTCCGCGATCTTGTTCTTCACGCCGCGGGAGTCGGAGGCGACTTTTGGCATAGTTCGGCTTGCAAGATTTACGCAAAAAAAGAAGCGTCCACCGATTTTCATCGGTAGACGCCCCGGTACTGCCGTCCGGCGTCGCTTCGGGTCTTCAAGAACCCGCGCGTTGCTTTGTATGTGGATAACGTATCACGAGCTCCGCACGGCTGGCAACCTCACCGAGCACTTCGGACAAAAAGGGAGCGGGATGACACCGTGAGTTTTGCACTCGTACATCGTCGGCCGCGACATGAGTAGGTGTTGCTCTCGCGTCTCCATGAAGAAGGCGACATCGCTCCGCTCGCGGCCGTTGCGGCGGACGATGAGCTCGCCGCCCGGCCTTAAATCCCGCATCGCCTGGACGACCTGTTGCTCGTCCGGCGTCGTGAATACGCCGGCGTCCGCGAGGAGATGCAAGAACTCGACGATCTGTTCCGAGTTGCCGGAAAGGAGATCCACGTTGAACTCCCGCCCGGCAATTGTGACCTTCTCCGCCATAGCATTTTGACGATTATCGTTTGCGCTTCGTGAGGAACGGGGTCACGGAGAGATCGACGTATGCTCGCATCCCCACCATGATCGCGGCCGCTTGCCGGCCGTGCGGCTTCCTTTCCCAACATATCGCCTGTCGGAATCCGACCGCCTCGACGGAGATCCTTTGTGCGAGCGTATCCGGGAGCACGGCCGTCCTCGTCCACGGGACGGCGATGATGTCGAGATCCCGCGTGAGCGAACCGTGAACACCGAGGGCGTATCCGGATTCCCGCGCCACCCGGCGAAGCCGCGGGATGAGCGAGAGGTAGAGCCGGCGGAGCCCGGGTTTCGACTTGGCCTTACTCCATGTCATACCGTCGTCCGCAAGTAGCGCGGCCGTAGCCGGCCGGCGTCGCAACTCCTTGAGCGCGTCGATGTAGCATCCGCCGTGAATCCGGTTCCCGGCGAGCGTGATGCAAAGCGGATCCTGCACGACCTTCCCGCAAGCGGCGCACGTCGCCACGCACCCGCGATCGTGGACGATCGCCACGCCCTCCGGTGCGGCCTGGCCGCATGAGACGCACTCGCGCATCCTCACATCGACTCGTTGCGGCGGCGTCATATCTTGAGGAGCTTCTCGAGCGTCCGGACGATCCGATGCTCCGCCTCGTCAATCTCCCCCGCGTCCAGGAACCGCGAATGAGCCAGGCCGGTGAGATCCGCGAGAAAGACATGGAGCATTTCGTGAAGCGCAAGGCCGCGGATGTTCGCGGCCGATGGCGGGTTGTTCGGATAGTCCTCCCATTGTGCATTGAGCTCGAGCGTCGCGACCTTAGCCAAGGCGTCGGAGTGCGTCGTGGCGTAGACGCCGGAGAGCTTCTTGACCGCGTGGTAGATCTTCCACCCCTGCAAGCCGAGTACGACTTGGAGGCGGTCGCACTCCTTCCGGAAGAGCGCGTGTTGTTCCTTCGTGAGCTTCGTCATGTTGAGCGACGTTATCGTTTGCGTGGCGGTCTATCCGCCGTAGTGAGACGCCGGGACGTGCGGGGCTTGCCGCCACCCCTTGATGATCCCGTCCCCGGCCGGGATGTCGTTCCTCGTGAACCAGGCGAGCGCGAGCGACGTGAGGAGGTCGAAGTGCCGGGTTTTGCCGCCGGACGCCGCGATCCGCTTCGCCGTCTCCTCGAGGTTCGCCTTGTCGTAGATCCTGGCCTCCTTGATGATCGGCGCGGCGCAACACTCGAGGAGCTCGTTGTCGAAGGCGGTCTTGAGGGCGTAGAACACGCGCGGCTTCGTCGCGGCGTTCATCGGGAACCCGAGCCGGCCGGACGGCTTCGCGCCCAACGAGCCCTCCTTGATCTCCTCGTAAATGAACTCCACCGGATAGATCTTCTTGAGCTCCGCGAGCGTCGTGTGTCCGTGATTGTTCCGTTCGACGGTGATGAGCGGCGTCCCGTACCGGTGCGCCCCGTCCTTGAGCTCGTGCGCGAATATGTCCGGCGCGATCCGGTCGTTCTTGTACGTCGCGACGACCTTCGGCCGGAGCGGCGTCACGTCGAGGATCACGGCCGCGGAATGGTCGGCCCCGACGCCCTCGGCCGGGTCCGCGCCGGTGACGTACTTGTGGCCGGGCTTATATTCGATGTAGATCTTCCAATCGCCATACCGCTTGACCGGCTTCTTGCGGAGCGGCTTCTGCAAGGCGAGTGAGACGAGATCGAAGAGCTTGCTCCCCGAGCGAATGAACGCCTCCTCGGGTGTCGTCGGGTATTCCTGCATAAGCCGATCCCAATTCTTGTTGAGCGAGAGGAACTTGAGATACCAATACGAGATCTGAATGTCGTCGAGCTTGTGGAGCTTTTGGTAGTCGCGGAACTCGGACGGGAGGTTCTTGATCGGCTGCGTGACCTTCGCGATCTCGGCGTCGTCCCACGTCCAATTGTAGAAGTGCGCCTTGAACTCGGTTTGATGCCGCGGCTCCCTCCCCCATGCCTCCATGAAGAGGTCGTAGAACTCACCTTGCTCGCCCTCGGCCGTGCTCTCGATGTCCACGCGGCCGTCGAGCGGCACGGCCGGGATCGTGCCGGTCATCACTTCCGCCGCCCTGGCCGGGTAGAGCTTCGAGAGCTTTGCGAGCTCGGAGATATGGACGCGGCGGAACGTGCCGGAGCGGCCGGAGGTCCGGACGGCGAACGAGGAGAAGTTGCCGCGGCCGAGGTTGAACTTGAGTTTGTTCGCGCGGTCGGTGTCGATGACGTAGTGCCGCTTCAAGCCGGCCGGGAAGTGCTCCCAAGCGAGCGCGATCTTGTTGTCGAAAATATCGACCGCGTTCTCCTTCGTGTCCGCGATGAGGAGCGCATCGAAGTTCGGCGTGAAGAGGCAATCGTCCGTCGTGTCGATGCACTCGTCCGTCGTGAACCCGAGTTGCCGGGACTTGAGGATCACGTTCCGGAACCACTTGTGAACCGAAAAATGCCGTTGCGCCCGATTCCTCGAATACCGGACGATCCGCTCGTCCTTATTCTTGATCCGGTACAAGTGCGCCATGCGCCACCTCTTCGATTTTAGGCGGGGGTCTGCCATGAGCGCGGCGTCGATCGTTTTAGAAACGATCCTCGTCCTCTCCGTCCTCGCCCTTGCCGTCCTCCTCGTCCTCATCCTCGTCGTCCTCGAGCTCGTCCAGGACGTCGATCATCATCGTCCCGTCGTGCTCAACCTCTCGCTTGTCCTTCCACCCGTAGTTGTTCTTCATGTTGAAGATCACGCCGGCGACGTTCGATCCCTTGAAAAGCTGGATCTCGGCGTAGTTCTCGCAACGGAGCTTCGCCTTTTTTACCGTGTCAGTAAAAGCGTCGCGATATTCGTAGTCCATGAGCGTCTGCCGCGTCGTGTCGAGGTGGAGCGCGAGGCCGGTTATCGTCGGCGGAAGGTGCTCCTCCTTGCACTTGTCGAAGTACGCATCGATCGCCTTTTGAAGGCCGGCGGCGGTCTTGAACTTCAACGGCCGGCCGAGCGCGGGTTTGCCCCTTCCCGGCCGGCGTTTCCCGTCGGCCTTACTCTTGCGGCTGATCTCCTTCTTCATAGACGGCACCGTTATCGCGTAAGAGTTGGAGCATCCGCTCGTTTACATCGAGCTCGGATGCCGTCTCCGGTATGCGCGGCCGGAGACGCGCGTTGTCCTTCTTGCCCGTGACGACGCCGCAAACGAACGCCCTCGTGAGGAGTTCCTCCACGGCCGACGGGAGCCTCCGCGCCACGTCGGCCGTCAACACGCCGCGCCGCACCATGAACTCGAGCGGCGAGAGTCCGTGTCCGGATTTCTCCTCGGTACTCATAGCGGTCAATCCTCGTCCTTCTCGAGAAGGAGCTTGAGCATCACGACCGCGGCCCCGACGCGGCGATCCGCCTCGGACGAGTCCATGTCCTTTTTCCGGAGCGTCGTCTTGAGGATGTCGATCGCGTTCGTGAGCGTCATCCGTTGCGCGAGGTCGAGCGACATCGGATCGAAGTCGAACGACGGCTCGGCCGGCATGGCCGCTTTTCCGTCCGCCCTCCCGATCACATACCCGACGACGGCGACGATAAGCATGAGCGCGACGCCGGCGACGTAGGCCCAAATTGAGATTTCGTTCGGCATAGAGCTCACTTCTTGCGTGATTTATCCTCCCCGAGCACCTCCTGGTCGCCGGTCTTTCTCCACCGGACGCGAAGCTCGCCCTCGTACTCCTCGCCCTTCTTGTTCTTGGCCGTGAGCGGTTGACCGCCGCGGACCTTCTCCATCGCGACGAGCCCCATGTCCACCTCGAGCGAGCCGATCTCCTTCTTCACGGTGTCGAGCTCCTCGAGGTCGTGTTGAAGATCCGCGTCGATCGCGAGACGGCGAGACTTCATGCGCTTTTGGACTTCCTGTTGCTCGGACTTGAGCGAGGCGTACTCGGCATCGTGGCCGCGGGCGTCGCGGATCATCGTCTCGAGCTCGCGCTTGCGCTGGTACTTGGCATCGATCTCGTTGAAAAGGAGTTGGAGTTGGAGCTTCGGCGGTGTCGCCATACGACTTACCCTTTATCGTGTGCGGTTTCTTCCTGGATCTCGACGGCCGACGGAACGAACACGAGACGGCGCATGTCCTCGAGGTGCGCCTTCGTCGCGCGGAGCTCGCCTTTCCGCTCGGCGTCCTTTTCGGGCGCGAACCCCTTGTCGGAGAGGGCGGCGAAGAGGGCGTTGACCTCCTCCCGGTCGAGGTAGAGCGACGACTCGAGCGATGCCCCGCGCTTGAACGGAACCTCCTCGCGCTCATTCCCCTTGACCTTGATGAGCATCCCGTCGCCGGATGGGTACGCGCTGCGGTAGAAAAAGATCTCCACGCCGTCCCGGTGCGGTGACTCCCGGACGGAACAAATGAACTGAACTTCGCCGTCTCGCATATCGTTTGCTGGTGCCGAGGCTTACTTGCCCCCTCTCGAGGCTGTGAGCACATGGCTCCTCGGCCTCGAGGCGGTGGACGAGCTCCTCCTGGCTCGTCCGGGTGCCTTAGACGTGCGTGAATGGCCGTACAAGCCATCGAGCCGCCTCGGGTGACGGAGCTCCCCTCGAGGGAGCTCCGCCGTCCGAGAGGCCGGTGCCAGGCGGCACCGGGGTATCCCGGTCATTGATCGAGCCCCGGATTGATGACGGTCTTGAGTACCGCGCCGCGGCCGTCCTCCGGCGGGATGAACACGAACACGCATCCGCTGAAAAGCCTGAACGCGATCCTCTCGGTGCCGGCGTCGCGATATCGCTTCCGTTCCAGGTACGCCGACGTCTCGAGGCTTCTCCATGCCTTCTCCGCTATCCGCGACACCTTGCGCGGATCGCATCGCATCCGCGCGATGAGCCTTTTCGCGGCGTGGTCCGTGACCGATATCTCCGCGCGTTCGCGCCGGGCTACCTCCACCCACAGCGCGAGCCGCGCGTACCTCGCGATCGCCGGCGCGGCCGGATCAAGTCCGATCATCCACCGGACGAACCGGCTGATGACGGACATACGGGCGCACGGGCTAGTTTCCCGCCGCGTCCCGCGCCGCGATCCGTTTCTTCTTCTCCTCGCGATGAGGCTTGCATCGCTTGGGCGGCGACCATCCCCGCTCCTCGTAGAACTTTTGATCGCGTTCCGTGAAAATGATGACCTCCGAGCATCCGTGCTCCTCGCACGGGATGTGCTGATCTCCCATAGGGCTTACGCTTTGGCGGTCTTAGTTTCGCCGCCCTCTTCGTTTGCGTCGTGATCCTCGAGCTCCTCGGGCGTGAGGCATGACTTGTGCGCGAGGCGATCATCCTCGACTCTCCGGGAGATCTCGCCGTCCTCGATGCGCTTTTCGCAACGCGGACACGTCCGCCGGCGTTCCTCCTCGAGAGCCTTCTCGATCTCGACTTTCTTCGCGTCGAGGCAATCCACGCACTCGCACAGGCACTTCCTCTCATCCTCGATGCAATCCGGCGTGGCGCAATGCTCGGCCGGGACGGCTTGTTCGGGGTGGCATGTCGGACATTCCGGATGTGTTTCGGGCGTGTGATCCTCCGGAAATTTCTCGTGTTCGTCCCGGAGCTTTACCTGGCGGTCCCGGAGCGCGACCTTCGCTTTCGTGGCGAGGTGCTCCTCGAACGCGGCGCGGGTCGCCGGTACTAGCTCGATGTCGGAATACACATTCGTCCGGGAGCCGTTCTTGCGTTTGATGACGGGCATGAGGACGAACGAGAGGTCCGCGAGCCGCTCGATCGTCTCGTTGACGATCTTGTACGCCTCCTCCTCGTTCGCCTTGACGACCTTCTCGTGCTCTCGGTCGGCCCGGCGTTGCTCTCCGCGGGAGAGCCCTTGCTTGTTCGTGTTGATGAGCGACTTCTTTTCCATAGGATCGTGATTTTCGTTATTGATTCGTGAAGGCGTGGACGAGCCGGTACTCCTTCCCGCGCGTGGCCTCGCGCTCCTTGAGCGTGAAGCCGCGGCCGCGGAGGTAGCGGACCTTTGCCGCGACCGATTGCCGGGCTCCGGTGAGGAGCGGCCGAAGGTCGAGCTCGGAGTGCCATTGACCGTCGCTTAGAAGTCGAAGGATCTTGTCGGGAACACTCTCCGTGTTGAAAAGCGGCGGATACCCCTTCCCCGGAGTCTCAACGATTGGCGGCTTCGCCTGTTCATTGATCCTGCGGCGATACTCCTCGAGGGTGATCTCCCCGGACGTGTACGCCGCCCAGGTCTGCCTCAAATGTTCCGCTCTCGACATAGGGTTCGGTCCCTTCGTGTGATTGAGGCGAGCTCATCCCGGACATTCCTTCCGGTGACGGCCGCGGTGTCCGCATCCGCACGTCCGCGGCAACGGCGGGAGCTTCCGCGACTTCTTCCCGACGTCGGGACATCCGGCGCGATGCCTTCCCCTCGAGCCGCACCCGCAAGGACGACAACGCTCCGGCTCCGCCCGGCGGACGAACATGTAGTCGCATCCCTTCTCGGAGCAACGCTCCGGTGGATTCGCGATCGCGGCGACGACCTCGTGACCGTTCCCGCACTTGATTCGCTTCGCCTTCCCCATGAGGACGGCCGGGTGCTCGGCGGACATGGCGCGTTCGCCGTAATGAACCGTCGAACCGGCGATCGGGCCGAGGATGTCATCGGCATCGCAAAGCCCGGCATTGGCGATGCCGGCCTTCGATCCCCCCTCCCTTTCGTCCTCCATAGAGCGCGGCCTTATCGTTTGCCGCGGCACGTCTCGACAAGCATTGGAGACGTGGCGCGTGACCGGAGGTTTCGACGCCCTCCCGAGGGGTAGCCTCACAATTGGCCGTGAGGCCGAGGATAAGGACGTGGCCGGCTGGCTCCCCTCTCGCCCGGATGACGCCGCCGAAGCGGGTCGATCGTCGGCGCGTATTTTGCCGGCCTTGCCTTACCCCTCGGGAGAGCGCGATCTCCCCTTCTACTTTCCGAGTCCTGCAAGGAACGATTCGACGGTGATCGCTGGCTTCTCCCCGATTCCGAACGTGTGATACCGGTACTCCGCAAGGTCGTGATCGTCCGGCTCGCGGCCGCGCTGGATGCGGAAGTTGCTCCGCCATAGCTCGGTCATGGCCTGGATAATTTCTTGTCCCGCGGATGTCGGCATACGCTACGCGGCTGTTTCGTCGGTGCCGGCGTCGGCGCGGCCGACCGCGGCGCACGTCTCCTTCACGGCCGCGATCCAATTCGCTTGAACCTTCTCCCCGACCTCCGCGAACGGCGGGATGTCCTTGCCGTCCCACGTCTTGCCGCCGGCGGCGGCGTTGTAGGCGTTGAACGACCTCTCCGCGAGCTCCTTCCACGTCGGCCTCTTCGCTTCGTCTCCCATAGGGACTTGTGATTGTGCGGCGAGTTGCCGCGTGAATGAATGGCTCGGGAAGAGGGACTCGAACCCCCGTTCGCGGAGTCAAAGTCCGCTGTCCTACCGCTAGACGATTCCCGATCGTGGCGACGTGCGCCGGGGCGGGGACGGCATCGTGCTCACGGGATCCTATTCCCTCGCCCTCCTGTGGAGGTATGGGGTCAATCCCGATTCCCGATGCTCTGTCACCCGACTCGGCGCACGTCGCTCTCCCCCGATCGAATGAGCGGCTACTTCTTCGCGAGTCTCGCGAGATCCTCATCCTCGAGCTTCTCCAACGTGAGCTCGAGAACGATCTGGAACTTCTCCGCTTGCGTCGCCGCGTCCTTGAAGAGCTTTCGCACGGCCTCCTCCGCCTTCTCGCTCGTGTACTTGTGCCGCTCCTTGACCGTGATGTTCCTCCGGCCGAGAATCCCCCCGAAGTCGCCGTAGGCCGACGCCATGACCCCCGCGAACACGACCTCGAGATCCTTCGCGGAGGGGGGCCAGGCCACGCCGGCGAGGATCTCCGCCGTCACCTTCGCCGCTTTCGCCGCGGCCGCGGCCTTCGCCGCCTTCTCGGCATCCTTCTCCTTCTTGCGCTTCGCTTTTTCCTCCGGCGTCAACGGGACTCCGCCGTAGCTGTCCGTTTTCCGGTGGACCTTGCACTTGGCGTTCACGCATACCGCGATCGTCGTCCCCGCCTTCGAGCCGCCGGCGACGACGCCGACAACGGCCGACTCGCACTTCTTCTTCCCGACGGCCTGGTATTTGTCGGTCGAGAGCGCACCCTTCTCGTTCCTCGCGCTCTCCCAATCGAGGGCGACGAGGACGGAGCCGGGATTCTGCTTGAGCTTCCACTTGAGGAAGGCGTCCATTTTCCGCCGCCAGCATTTCACGCTCACGCACTCCCCCGCCTTCAAGTCTCCAAAAAGGGTCGAGGTGTTTTTCGGACACTCCTTGCAAGGACCGACCGCGGCGAGGGCTTCGACGTCCTTGAGCCAGGGCTGATTTGCGAGGAACGTCGAGAACTCCTCTTCGATCCACTCCTTGAGCTTCTTCACGGGCGGGACTCCCCATTGGCTTTCCTGCCGGATCCACGCAACCGCTTTTTGCTGGTCGCCGGCATCCGAGAGGTTCGCGATCTCGGCCGCATGGCCGTCGTTGATCTTCCCTTCGCGGTACGCGGCCGCGGCTTCCTTGCCGAGTTGGACGAGGTTCAGCCTGGCGCGAACGTATGCGGCCGGCTTGCCGACCTTGGCCGCGACGGCGGCGATGTCCTTCGCCTCGCGAATGAGAGCCTTGTACGCGGCCGCTTCCTCGAGCGGGTGGACGTCCTCTCGCTGGAGGTTCTCGACGATCTGCACTTCCCGCGCCTCGTCGTCCGTGAGCTCGCGGATGCTGGCCGGGATCTCCTTGAGCCCGGCCTTCGTCGCCGCGGCAACGCGCCGGCTCCCGGCGACGAGCTCATAGCGGCCCGAGTCGTGGCCGTTCTTCTCGTGCGGCCGGACGATGATCGGCACGAGGACGCCTTTTTCCTTGATGCTCGCGGCGAGGTCGTTCAGCCCGGCATCGTCCGCGCTCCGGCGGGGGTTCGTCTTGGATTCCTTGATGTCCGCGATCGCGATGTTCTTGTACATGTGAGCGTTCGTTATTCGTTAGCTGGCTAGTGATCTTGAATCATCGTCTTGTTGCCGCACTCCGGGCATCCGCCGACCGGCTTCCCCGCGGACTCGAGCTTGTAGGCGCACTCGACGCATTTCCACGTCGTCCGCTCCTCCTTGCTCTCTTCCTCTCCCCCGGCCGACTTCGCCGGGCCGTTCGGGCAATCCTTCTTGTGCCGCCTCTTCGAGCCGCAATGCGTACAACCGCCTCCCCCGGCTTTACGGGGCTCCGGGCTTGGCGTTGAGGGCTCTTTCACTACCCCCCCCCCGGACTTTTGAGCTTTGGCCTTTTTGGGGCGCGTTTGCGGCTTCTTCCCCGTCCCGGACGGAGGTTCCGTTTCCCCGCCCTTGCCGGCGTCGAGGTCCGGGGCGAGGCCGAGCGTCTCGAGCTCGTCGAGCGCGGCGTTGTACTCCTTCCACTTCGCCGCGGCCGAGGTGATCGCGTTCGTCACCTTGTCGATGTCCTCGTGCTTCACCGAGCCGACGAGCTCCTGGCCGTCTCCGAGTTCGACCGAGAGCTTCACGACGACTCCGGGATCCTTCGTCTTGTTTCGCATGGGCGTTCAATAAAATCGTTAGTTGATGATTCCGGCCGCGCCGGCTCGGTAGCATGTGAGGCAAATGTCGTCCCCCGTCGTGAGGAGGTAGCAATCGTCATCGCATAGGAGCGACGGCTCAAGGCCGTGGCCGCACTCGCGACACTCCGCGGCCGGAGCGTCGGCGTCCCTCAACGGGCTCGCCCTGGCGATCTCCTCCCCCGCCCTCCGGATGTCCTCCGGAGTCGGCTCGAGGCCGGGCGTCTCGAGCTCGTCATCCTCGTCCTCGTCAATGAACGGCTCGCTCATATCGGCACCGTAATCGTCCGGAGGACGCGGCCGATCCGTACCACCCACCGTTGATGCCGTGCGCCGGCGATCCATGAGGTCGAGACGCGGACGCCGAGGATCCACCACAGCCACCGGCGACGGAAGCGCATGAGGATCGGATACCGGCGCGGCGCGTGAATCCGGACCACGGCATCGATCCGCGTGTCGATCTTCCGCGCGGCCGCGGTCGCCATGCGGAGGGCCGTCGGGGCGACGAGATCGGAAACGTCCGCCTCTTTTTCGCGTTGAATCGTATACATACGCTTCACTCGTTATTCCGGGGGTAAGGATCCGTCGCGGGTCGCCCAGGGACAGCCGACCTTGTGCCGCCAACAGGCTTTGCTCTTGCAACATTCGTGCATCCGCTTCTTCCCGTTCCAATGCTCGTCAGAGCGTCGGCCGAGCAAGCCCTCGCGCTTGATCCGCTGGTAATCGCGTCGCATTTTTGACGGTGCGCCGTGCTTGCCACAAACCGGGAAGCCGGTCACGGCCCTCCTGTAGCAAGCCGATGCCGTGCAAAGCGGGTTCCGCCGCGGCTTCGAGGACGCGGCGGTTTCGAGGCGCATCGTGTATCCGCAACACTTCGGCCACCCGTGCGCGAGGTAGCCGGCGGACGATCTCGCGTCCGTTCCCTCGGTGCGGCCGCACGAGAGGCACCGGAGCGTCCCCTTGCGGAGCGTCGGTACGTCGAGCGCGATCGCCATGTGTATTCCTGTCGTTTGCATAGTCGGTCGTTTACTTCGTGAATGATTCTCGTATCTCCCCCATCGTCGCCATGATCCCCTCGCTCCACCCGGGACACCGGCCGGAGCCGCGCTCCTCGTCCACGCAATAAATCCCGTTCATGGCGTCGATCGTGAGCCCGGCGTAGCGCGGCTTCTCGATGAGGAACGCGATGTCCTCGAGGCCGTCGCACTTCGTCGGGTACTTCTTGAACGTCCGGTCGCCGCGGCGTGACTTGATGCCGCCGCAATTGTTGTCCCGGCCGACGCCGGCGAGACAGTAGCCCGTCTCCTGCTTCGCGATCGCCAGGGCTTCGATCCACCGGCGATGCGCGGTCAGGGCTTCCCCGCAACCCGTGAGGTGCGGGGCATGGGCCTCCGTGAACGCCTGGAAGGCCACAAGCGCGGCCGGGGGCGGCGGAGGCGGCTCCGGGGCCGTTTTTTGCTCCCCCGGAGCCTCAAGGGGCTCCGCGGCCGCGG